CGACGCTAAAATTCTCGCCACACCCCGACGGTGCTAACGAGGCGTTGCCCGGTCGCCCTGCTAAATAAATAGCCCCGCGACGATAAACTAATACAAGCGCACTTCGGATCTCTACCATTACAGTAGCGATGATGCAGTGCCACGACAAACCGTTACCGGAACCCAGAGGCGCGAACGCATACGATATTATAGTCGACAGAGCCTAGCCACCCGCAGGTCCTACGCGTGCCTAACATGTATCAGCCTAACACAACCGGCCATGAAACACTCGGGATCACCCCGAACCTGTTCCCTCGCTTACCAACGAACAAAAGGCTTGACGCCAAAGGTCCAACAAAGCGAGGCCTTTCTCTTCTTCTTCCGATACCCAGCTCTCTGGAAGCAGGTAGGTATCGAGCTTCTTTACGCCAAGGAAGCATGACTTGGGGCCAGACCAGCCGACATAACTGAGTCTGACCTTATAGGGCTGGGCCCTATAAGCGTATGTCCGACGCACCCAACCGCAGGACGGATTGAATGCGTCTCTCTTCATCCCCCCATCTCTCCCGTGCTCCCAAAAAAAGCTACGCAAGGCTTCGGCCTCGACGGGAGATGGTGTTCCCCGAAACACCATCAGTTTTTCGTTCATATGTGTGACGTCTCCCTCGGGGAGGGGAGTATGCATACGATGACGAAACCCCTGCCACCTCTTAAAGGCAGGGTAGGACCAGTGGTCCAACTGAGACGGGAGGAAACCCCAGCGTCTGCCGATCCGCGCTCTTTGGAACGCGTCCACATAAGCAGTAGAAACTCGCACGGCCTGGGCCATGTGAATCATACCGCTAAAATCGGCAGTCGCACCTCCTCTCCTAAGGTGGCGCACCACACGCCATTTTCCCCCTCGCAAAAGAAAGACCGTGGAGTTGAGCTCCGCGACGTTCTTTGCCCGTATTGTCTTATCAGCGTTGAGCCGGTATCCGTAAGGATAGTCCTGCACACTGATAACTCGTTCAGCCGAGATGACAGCGTCATCACCGTTAACGAGTATACGGGGATCTGCACAATCACGTGTGGCCCAGGAGGCCGCAAGATAAGAGTGTAGACAGAGAAGGGGAAAGGAGAGGTAGGCTCCCATCATCTGTCCGTGCCTGACTCTCCGCAAAACACCCGAGGAGTCCCTAGTCAAAGGGGACAGAGAAAGGTGCGCCAACGCGCGCACCGACCTCGGTATGTAACACGATGTAAAGAACAGAGCATCTAAAATGGTGCTCGAAACATCGTGGGAGAGTCCGTCAGTGGCGGCTACCAGATCGACTGAAGTCTGGTAGGCGTTGACAAGGACAGATGACATCCGTTCTTCGGTCGGAGGACCGCAAAGAAGCCAGCTCTTCTTACACAACTCCTTATAAAGGAGCTTATGGAGAGGTGCAAGGACGTCAATCGACTCATCAAAAATGAGAAGAGGACGTCGTTTTCCAGCTGACTGGACTTCTTTGTAACGGGCCATGAAAGGACGAACAACTTCTTGTTCGGTCATGCACCTGTTAAAGAACTCTCCCCTACGACCAGACCAAAGTTGGTCGGCTCTGCCTCGGCAGAGTCGGGATGTTGAATTAGGCAGATGATTCCCGACGAAGGAACCATAAGCCCGATCCCATCCTGAAGGGAAGAGACGAGTTACTTCGGCTTTGACAAAGCTGAGGTAATCGGGGGATGTGGGAGGGGGTTGAGAGAATGCGATCTGCTCCCAAGTGGATCGCACTGACGGCGTGTGTCGTAGGCAACCTCGGGGAAGGTTCCTTTTAATTGACGAACAGGTGAGAGCAAGCTCCCACCTGTCCTTACGACACAGTCTTTGTAAGTCACAAAGACCATCTTTCCTAAGGACCTGGTGTCTAGGAAAGGCTACAGAGGCCCGCGCCTTGCCCTGTAGCAAAAGAAAAGAAAGGAAACGTCCCAGACTCGATGAGTCACTGTCCGGTAGCTCAGAATATGGAATACCATATCTGACCCGAAGTAACAGTAGCCCATTGTGGATTGTTTCCTTGATGTTACGAGAAGCCTCACGGCAGCCGTAACATCGATTAACCTCTGAACCGCTGGCGGAATTATCAGAGGGGCTCCTTACGGGAGTCAATCGGCTA